TTCTCCAAAATTTCCTCCAAATTCAGTCCCTCCCTCGCTGCTTTGGCCTCCAAATGCAATAGGGTATTGCTCAACAATTCCTTGTTTAAAGTCCAAAAAAAAAGCATCGAGCCAACCACAACATCCATTGTGACATCCTTATAAAAATCAGCCTTGCTTTCGTCGCCATCGTACTCTTCAATTTCATAAAATTCGCCTGCCTTTCGTTTAATAGGTCTATAAAGTACCGACATTAATAGCGGTATATTTTCATCAGTTCCCAAGAGCGTGTCAATCGTTGCGTGTTCGCCGAGTGTAATCTTATCAAAGTTTGGAATGAAGCCGTAGTTAACGCCATTCATTTTGAACGTGCGAACGAGCTTCGGTTTTTGATCCAAAACTTTTGCAAGAGTCTCAATAATATCAGTAAAATCATTAACAGGTATTTTCATTACATCGGCCACCGTTAGGTTGCAAAATATCGCCACCATTTGAATGCAAACGAAGGTCTCATCGTCGAGGTTGTCCTTCAATACCTTTTGATAACGTTGGTATTGCGATAATTTTATCTCGCTTAGTGATGTTGGAATAACTACTCTCATACTTATATAACTGAAAAATGTTGTTTTGTTTATTTTTTGTACTCGCTTATGTGCAAAATTTGGAAAAATTCATGCAATTATACCCTTTAGGTTATAATCACTTTTCGCGCTTTTCTTATCGAAAGGCCCATCATTGCAAAGTAGCGCATCGCATCGATGGCGTGATTGTATTCTCCGATTGGGACATTTAGTCGCTTTCCTGTTTTGTCGGTGTCCCATGAGTAATTGCGTAGCTCTTTGATTAAGTTGGTGCTTTGCTTAGTAACTAATAAGTTACGTTCCTGCAATACCGAAATCCCGAAATTGATTGAGTCAGCACCTTTTACAACTGGCTTGATATTGAAACCTGCTCGGCGTATTTCCTCAATTGACTTCGGCTCAGCTGAGTCCGCCCAAATCGGTAGGCGTTTGTCTTGTTTCATTAATCGAATGATGTCCGAGTTTAAAAGTGAGGTCGAGTAAATCATTTCGTCGGCTATTATTTTACCGTTGTACTCGTATATTCCAATCATTGCAGTCGGGTCGTTTGAGTAGCCGAAATCGAGGCCACAACCTAAAAATTTCGCCTCTTGAGGTATTGTATCTATTTGTTCCCAATTAGGGAATACAACGCCCTCAAGTGAGCCGAGTTGACCTAAGCCGTAAACGTTATACCAGTTCGCCCAAAATGTTGATGTCTTGGCCTTCTCTTTTGCTTTGAGAATAAAATTTAGGGCCGACTCGGGACACGCCTCGTTGTCCTCGTAGTTCACAATTAAAAAGTCGACGTCGTAATCGTTCATTAAATCGGTGTGAAACCAAAACTCGTTCACTGGATTCCAATCCAAATAGACGCCTTTTTTTGTACGCGAGGCGAGTTCGGTGTAAGCGTGGAAGGTCATATTATTGGCCTCGTTCATGTACAAATAATCACGCCTTGCACCTCGAAGTTTTGAGTCGTTCTCTGCACTAAAAAATTCGATGGCTGAATTGTTGGCGAATGTGTATTTAAAATCGGTCGCGTTCCATCGCTGCGGATTCCATCGACCTGTTAACACCATTATTTTTTTGAAGTCTTTTATTGCCCCTCTTTTGAGGTGTGGTATCGACTCCGCTACAACCGAGATTTCGAGAAGCTCGGTCTTGCAGCATAAGTCAATAAGTATAGGAAGGATTCCGAAGGTCTTGCCCGCTGAGGTGCCTCCTTGTATTCCTTTTGTGAATTTTTTTAGTCCTAAGACCTTGTTAATTACTGTTGTTCGTACAAACATCGGGGAATAGTGGTTGCTCTTGGTGCGTTGTGATGTCTTGATACACTCGGTCGGAGTACTTTTTTGGGTGCAATTTTGCAACGATCCATTTGCGAGCATCGATTTTTAAGCGATCACGTTGCACTACATTCGCTCCAGTGAATGGTGTGTGGTCTTCGTCGGAGTGATCAGCGATGTCGATGATGTCCTCAAAGATAACGTCAGCTCGGATTTCGCACGCGCGCACGTATCTTTTTGCTTTGTCTTCGTCTGCTTCCAACCACTGGTAAAACGTTGCAGTACTTGGGAACTCTTTACGTCTTAAAATTGAGATAAGTGAGTTTCCTTGCTCGATTTCTCTTAAGATTTCGTCGAAAGTTTCGTCTATTTGTTGTTGTGAGTAAGCCATTGTCCTATGATTACTTGGTTAACTGGTATATTTTCGTCGGTTTGTATTTTAAAATCGCGGTATTCCTTGAGTTTTAAAATATCAAATAGGTTGGAAGATAGCCAAAGCTCGTTGTGAGTAACGTCTTCGGGTTTGTTGTCGATTAATTTGTCTAAAAATTCACACAATAGACCGAATTGATTATCCTCCATAATTCGATAGTTTGTTGAGGTCTTTTATTATTTGCTCGTGTACTTTGGAGCAGGTTGGGCAATTGCTATTGTCTAAACCAAAGTATTTGAGATATAAGGCGTTTAAATAGGTTACGTCGTCTAAGTTTAACTCGGTACGTTTTCCATCGATTACGCGTTGCCCTTTAGGCTCAAGGAAGGTTTTAAACGATTCTTTGTCTTCTGCTGTCATTTCGCTTTTAACTCTTTTGAAGTTAAATAAACGATTCAGTCCGAATTGACGCTCTTTGCAACCCTCGCAAGGCTCAATACCAACTGAGTTGGTTATATTAGCGATAACATCGCCAAGACCTTGAATTTCTTTTTTAGTCCTTCTTTTTGCCATAAATTTTTGATTTTACCATCTTATTGATCCGATGGATTGTTTGTATGTGTATGCCTGTTTGTCGGCTGAGTTCACGTTGACCGACCAAAGTTGAAAGCTCAAACATTGTGCGCTCATACCATGTTAAGCCTTTTATAAGGGCCTTGTAATCGATTGGCTCGATATAGTCTCCATCGTCTAAGATTTCGATATTACTAAAATCGACTATTACATCCTTTTGTTGTTTAGTATAGTCATAGAATAGGTTTCTTAGAACTGTATATATATACCCTTCTTTTATTAGATTGGTATTTTGATACAATTTTAAGTACATTTCCTGTACTAACTCATCCGCTAAGTCCTTGTCTTTGCATATTTGGAAAGCCATCTTTCGCCATTGTGAGTCTTTTTTGGCTAACTCTGCCAGTATCATAACCGCATTGGATTAAAATACTCCGACAAAAACAAGAGCAAAGCGTCGTTGTTCTCGACATAGTAGACTGTTCCTTGAATGACTAAACAAATTTCGCTTTCATTCTCGATCCAGTAGCCGTTGATTGCGTCAACCATTACCCGAAACTCGACAAAGCTCCCGCCCATTCCAAGAGTGTCATCCTCTTGCTCAAGCCACATTTGTGTGCTTATTGTGTGCGGTTTTACCATAACGCTACAAACCTAATAAATATTTCGATACTAAGTTACTTTTTATCTCAATTATTTCTCCTGTATCTATATAACGGCAAAAAGCGGTATTGTAACAAAGTCCACTTATATAAAACTCACGCCCTTGCTTATTGATGTGTATGGGAGCGTTAATTGGCACCTCAAGGCCTTTGTATATTTTTGAGCCTGCTCTCATTATTTAAATTTTAGTTTTGTCTCGTGGTGTATGATTTCGCGGTCGAGGTAGTGCATCGCTTTGCGCAGGTCTTCAAGGTGTGCGCCTTTGCGTCTTGCCCTTACGATATACTTGACTGCATTACCCTCGTTGAAGTTAAGGTCGTAATCCTTAATGATGTCAATAACATCGTATTGCTGCTGGTTGTCGTAGTGTTTTGGTGTCATAAAAAGTGTATATTAAGGCACTATTTTATATATATTTTAGTTTTTATAGTTAAAATACTTAATAAAGTGCGATATAAAGCATTATTTAAAATCAGTGTCAAAGTCAGTCCATATTTTTACAATCGCCCCTGCGGCTTTTAGTTCCTCAATGCGCAGCTCTTGAATTGGCGATAGCTTCCCGCCTTCGCGTTTTACTTCTATAAACATCGCCTTGCCGTATTTGATTGCCAGTAGGTCGGGAATGCCGTTGGTCGATGTCTTAATCAGTTTTGTGACATACCACCCCCGCTCAATTAGTTTGCGTTTAATCTTCGTTTGTATCTGCTGCTCGGTCATTTGCTATCTATTTAAATAAGCCTCAATTACAGTATTTTTTTTCAATCTTTTAATTACTGTATCGTAATCCTCAGAAACATTTTGTGCTAATTTTAAATCAGAATAAAAATAAATTTTACTTCCTTTGTTTAGTTCTACAATTGCTCGAATATCTTTTACATCAAAAGTTCTCCTTAAATTAGTTGATAAACTTGTAAATTCTATCATAATTAAATAATCAAATAATAAAAACAAACACCCCTCAATTGACCGCCAAGTGCAAAAGAAGGGTGTTGTTAGTTGTGTGTTTTCTCTTGGCGGTGGTCAAATATACAAATTTATTTTAAATAATTAAATATGTGAGCAATTACATCAACAGTCCATCCATTGCCCAGCATTCGATACCGATGCGAGTCGCTTACATAATTTGTATAGTTATCCTCAACTGTCTGCAATCGCTCGCATTCAATCGGTGTAAGTCTACGGATTTGTGAATCTACATAAACTGATTTTCTTGAACTATCTAAATCTAAAGCGGTCATTATACCATTTGAATCATAAACTCTATTTTGTTGATACGGCTGAACTCCTCCACTTTCTAAGGATGTATTTAATTGACGAACTTCTCTTGTTTGATAAATATGAAAATTACTTGAAGCATTTACTCGAGTATTAATTGTAATTGATTTATCATAATAAATGGCTTGATTATAAGAGTCTAATAAACATAAATCTTTTAACTCATTTTTATGCTTTATTAAGTTAGTTTTTAACCTTTCGTTTTTAAAGTTTTGTTTTAAAAAATACTTTTCATCAACTTCGCTTTCGAGTATATCTTTAAGCAATATGCCTTTGTCTTTTGGCTGCTCAATTATACTGACTGGGTAACCAAATAAGCCAGCGGATTCCATTCCGATATTAGTCCAATACAATCGCTTGCGATTCTGAGCTGATACAAGTGAACTATTAATCATAATCGGAGTCACTCCAATCGCCTTGCTTAAAACCTTTTCCCATTTCTCCCCCATCATTACATTTTCAAGTAAAAAGTATTTAGGCTTTACCTCGTAAATTAATCGCATATACTCCCAAAATAAATACGATTGACCTTCAAACTCATAGCCTTCCGATTTTAATTGTAAGTAATGCTCAAGCGTTAAAATCTCTTGTTCATCTTTTGTACTCATTCCTTTGCGCTTGCCAGCAAATGAGAACGACTGACAGGGAGATCCGCCAATTAACAAATCAATCTTTGGTAAGTCGTAGCCATTCACATCGACAACGCTTCCAAGTTGAATTGTATTTGGATAGTTTGCCATTGTCACTTGAATGGCGTATTTGTCAATCTCACTTGCGTAGTAGTTATCGACTTTTATTCCTGCTCTTTCGAGAGCTTGCTGACCGCAAGACATCCCATCAAATAGAGATAGTACGTTCATTTTGTTTAAATATTTTTAGTGTGTAATCTTTTTTTTGTTGCACGGTTTTATAAATATCGTATTCAATGCCGCCTTTTGAGAATATCCAAAAGACCTCGTTCTCTTGTCGCTGCATTGTGGTCATTCGATCACGGCTTTGCCAGTAACTCGTTGCACTAAAATCGATATTATAATAAACAAGATACTTTGCGTTTTTTAAAGAGACGCCCTCGCGGCCGCTGACTATTTGCAAAGCGATGTTTTTATCGGTTGCATCAAACTCCTCGACTGAATTTGTCAAGTAATCGGCTCCAAATACTTGCAGGAGCGCATCCCATTCGGCCTTGAATTTATAAAAGATTGCGATTTTCTCGCCTTTAAATTTCTCCTTTATAAACCTGGCCTTTGAGTCATCAATCACTTTGCTGCTACCATCCTCAAACTTGCAAGTCCCGCTTGACAGTTGGTGCACTTTTTGCATCAACTTCACGCCTGTATCGCCTAAAATGACTTGCCCTTGTCCGTTGCGAACGATTAGGTCCTTTTTAAGACGTCGAATGACCTCGTAAGTGATTGGCTGCATCTCGCACTCCAGCACCATCTCGTTGACTGACGTCGTAAAGCCTGCCTCTTTTTGTGTGAAAGTTATAATAAACGGACGTGTGGATCTTCGAATAAGATTCTCTTTTGCGTTTGAGTAGTCCTTAACAACGCCATGCCCTAAGCGTTTTTCTTTTATGTCGACGTACTCAGCGGCCCACTTATAAAAATTTGCATAGTTTTTATATGGCGAATAATCACTTACCCAAAATTGGTGATACCATTGAGAATATGACTCGGGAGTTGGCGTACCGCTTAGGAATATCATCGGCAGTTTACTAAAACGCTTTTTAAACTCCTTAGCCGTTGCATTGGGTTTAGGGAATGCACCGAAGCGATGATGTTCATCATGTATGATTAAATCAAACTCGCCCTTGACTAAATGTAAACTCTCATCGTTTATGATTGTTAAATCAAACGTAAAACCGAAGTTGTCGTAGTCCCATTGAATACTGGAGATTGCTTTCTTTTTTGTTAAAAACAACACTCGCTTAGCTGCAAATAATTGCGCCGTATTGAGTGCGGTCAAACTCTTGCCAGTGCGCACCTCCATCGCCAAATAGACGATGTGTTTATTTCGTAAAATCTCAACCGCCTCAGCTGATATTTTTTTTTGGTATGAACGTAACTCCATTAGAAATAAATTTCGTCGTTGTTATCGACTTGATTAGTATCCGTTTTAATTGTAAACCAGCGAAAGCCGTTTGAGTTTCCGTTAAGGTATTCGGCCCCTATAAAGTTGCAATACTTTTGTACCCAAATGTTGAACTTTTTATTTGTCAGCCACTTTTTAAAGTCTTGGTATTCGTTTGTGAAATTTATATAATACAATGATTTTTCAAGCCTATCGTTGTGAGGTACGTTTTCAATGTCCTTAATCCATTCTAAGAACTCCATCGACGTTTCGGCTATAAATTTCCTCATCTTTATGTTTTTGGCGTTTTGAGGTACAAGTCCAAGTTTCAAATAGCATTGTAAACAATACACCATATAATTGTCGAAGCGTTGGAAGTCATTAAGCTCCCAGTCATCGAACAACTGGCGGTCGAACTCATCGTAAGGTGTCAAGGCTTTGCCGTAGTATTGAGCGAACTCAATCTCAAAGCGTCGGCGATCATGCGAATTGCCCTCCCCTTTAATTGCGTAGTTGGTTGAGATGACAAGTTTCGGACTTTCCTCAACTTTTAATTTTATTGCGTCTTTGTTTTTACGTTCTAAGGTCATCCCCTCAGTTACCAAACTAAATTTACTTTCAAAGTCAAAGTTTTGTTTGACGTCGTCAAAAACGAGTACTTGAGTTTCGGGACTGACTGTTTGATACGGAAAACTCTTTTTATCGTCAAATGTTTTACCATCCAATATGCTGACTTTACGAATTTGTCGAAGGCCTTGCACAAATAGTCCCTTGCCTGTACCTCCTTCGGGATTTTCACTTATAACCTCGTCGTTTAAGATTATGGCCTTATTATTCATTTTATTTTTATACGTGCTTAATAGGTAGCCTATAACGCACTCAATTGGCAAAGGCTCACTATTACTTATATTTTTAATAAAAGTGGCGTATTCGTTCTCGTATTGCTCCAAATGGACATAATCACGCGGAATTATTTGCGACTTCCAAACGTATCCATCGACATCGATAAAATCAACGAGCCTTGTTGTGTCTTTGGTTACTTCCAAAATACCGTTTTCAAATGCGATATAAGACTTTGTTTTGGTGTCTTGGAGCATTAGCAGCTCCACGCTTTCAATCATGGACAAATAAGTCTCGCTGAAAATGTTTTGAAAAGAGGCGCAGTAATTCCAAACGTCCCACTCGTTACGCTCCAATAAATAATTTAACACGAAGTCCTTGATTTTCTCGGCTGAGGTCTCGACAACTTTGTTGGAACTTACATAAATCCAAGAGGCTTTTTGAGCGTCTGATTGAAAGTACTTTTTAAATCCGTTGCGCTCCAAAAATAGTTTGTACTTAAGATTGTCAATCTTTAATTTATTTTTGTCCGTATAACACCAAAAGTCGTCGTGCTCTGCTACTTCCTTTATTTCGTCGAAAGTACCCTCCGTGATACCGTATTTCTCTATTACTTCCTTTTTACCCCTTTTTAAATCAACTTTAATACTATTTATTTTCTCATAGTTCTCAAAGTATTTGGTATCAAAGTTTCGCTTTTTGTATGCGCTTTTAATTGTTGTCTTTGCCTCCTGTTCTGAGAACTCCCCAATCACTACATTATTTAAAATATACATCTCGCAATTGTACTGGCTTATTCCGTACTCACAAAATGCACCTGCTAAGTCAAAAATATAAGAGTTGCGTTCGCCCTCAACAAAATCCTTGGACCAATTCCACGACATTATTTTGGCTATTATTTTGTCCTCGTCAGTAATTGGAACGAGTGGCGTTCTTTCACTTATATTAAATCCCTCGTCTTTTAGGATTGGCTCAAAGATTTGAGCTTCCAAATTGACATAGATATTTGGATCGTAAGACTCAAAACAAACGCGGTCGACGTTTGAGTTTACAATGTCAAAATAGTCGTACTCAAATTTCTTATAAAATTCCTTAAAGACTTTTGGGTGTGTGTCCTTAGTCAACTGATCACTTACTTTTACTACCCCTTTTATTCCTTTACCACTTGGAGATATAAATAAAAGTAAAAAGTGAGGGTTTGACTTGAGCAGCTCCAGTTGTTCATACATTACCTCGGCACTTGGGTACTTGTCAAAGTCGACGACCATAAGTCCCGAATGCTTTTGAAGTGAGTTTGAGTTGCGCTCGGTAAACGTACCCGCAAAAATAATGCAGGGCAAATTGTTTTTGAGCTTGTCGTTGCCGTTTCTGATTTGTTCGACAAGTTCTTTTGATGTTCCCTTTTGTATTCTCTTGACAATTTTATCAAGCGGAACGTGAAAGGGTACGTCTTTGGACTTATATAAGTCCTTGAAAACTGATACTATCATTTGATTTTGTTTTAAAAAATAAGGCCCGATTACCAGCGGTGGTAGTCGCGTGGTAATCAGACCTAAAAATAAGTTATTTAATGGCTACCACTCCATTGGGTACAAATATAAAACAAAAAAAATTAAAATCCGCAACACATAGTACACATTTTTTTCCGAAAAGTACACCCCCCTATCAAATTTATTTTTTTATTCTCTAAGGGGTATATAGGAAAGGGGTAAAATGTGTACTTTGAGAAAAAAAAGCGATCCGAAGACCGCTTTTCCAACTATTTAACCAAATCAAAATCAAAAATCCAAATCGTCTGAGTCAACCTCAACCTCAATCTCGGCCACTACTGGCTCCGATTTTGTGAGGTAACTTTTTAAATACGCCTCCAAAGTGTTAAACGCTTCGTCGGCAAGGTCGGCATCGGCTCCATCAAGTGAGCAAAGATAACCGAACTTTGGCGTTGTGTATTTTACGCTGCCTTTTTTAGCTTCGTCAAAGCCAACCACGCTAACCCACTCGTCAACTAATCGGCTTTTACTCTTTGCGGTAAAATCGCCCCACGTTTGACAGGCTGCACCTTTGAGTTGAATGTTTGCAATCTCGCCACCCTCAAGCATTATATAAATACTCTTAACGTAGTGACCGCCTGCG